ATCAAATATTATTTTTTTGGGTTCGTAGGCTCCGAAAAGCCTTGTATTTACAGCGTTCCTAATAGGAAACAATCATAAGTTTGTGAAGGAACAACTCAAGGAAGCGAATGCCGCAAAAGATGGCGGAAAATCAGCTGATGAGATGAATAAAATTCTGAACTATCTTGATCAGAATGTAGACACAACAACCATCTCTTTCGAGCAGTTGACTGACGCTATTAAGGGCTACGGCACTGCGATGGACGAGGCTAAGGAAAAGACGGACGCTATAAAATCCGCATTTTCTGATCTTTATGATGTTGGCACACAGAAAAAGGATAACGACTTTAGCTTCTTGGATATGGATGCCATTGAGAAGCAGTATCAGGCTGTTCGTAATCTGTATGAAAACACAGACCTATTTACAAATCCAAAATATGCTAGTGCTCTGAATTCCGAAACCGGAGAAGTTGACTACAACAGCGATGCATTTAAACAGATGTTTGCAGATCATCTGAAAGAACTTGCGGCGTCTGCCCGTGAGACCGGTGGTGCTGCTGGAGAATATCTTGCACAAGGTTTTGAAGATGCTGCTGCCAAGATTGCAAACAACGTGATGAGCATTCGTGAGTGCATTGATGGAATTGGTTCTTCTTTGAATTATGCAACCGACAGGATTGATCATTTTCAAAGTGGTTTCTCCGATATCTCTGATATCGTCACTCAGTACAATACTTATGGTGGCCTAAGTATCGACAATTATCAGAAGCTGATGAGTCTCGATGATGATTACATTAAGTGTTTGAGTCTCGAAGGTAATCAGCTGAAGTTCAATACAGAAGCATATAAGGAACTTTTCATTGCAAAACTGAACGCAATGATTGATGAGTATGATGCCGCAGACGAAACAAAAGCACTTGCTCAACGTCTTCGTGAATTGAGGGATGCTGTAATTGCATCCGGTGATGGCTTTACAAGCGCAGAAGATAAGGCTAAAAACTTCGAGACAACACTCGGAAATATTAAGAGCCTCCTGAGTGACCTAATTGGTGTATTTGAAAAGTTCAACGAGATCAAATCGAATGACCTAAAGATTCAGGGTGATGCTTGGATTGATGTCATTGATAAACGAATTGATGCCCTTAACGAAGAAAATGATGCACAGGAACGAGCAATCGAACTGGCAAAACTTCAGGATGAATACGAGCGTGCAAAGGCCAATAAGACTGTCCACGTATATGGCGGCAGAGGTCAGGGCTTCGTATGGAAAGCAGATGAAAATGCTGTTCGTGAAGCTGGGCAAAACCTGTCTGACAAGCAACGCGAGTATAAGAAGAAAGATGAAATTGACAGGTTAAACAAGCTCAAGGATAAAGTTCAGGAAGCAAATAGCCTTATCGGCACCAGTTGGGATGATTATCAGAAGAAGCTAAAATACACTGCCGAGTTCGAGGCCATGACCTTTGAGCAGATGGAAGGTCACTATGATGGCTTTAAGAATAGTATCCTAGACAATATGCGTGACATTCAGTCTGCTACTAATGTCAGTGATGCTATTACAAATCTCGAAAAGCTAATCAACACACTAAAAACGCTTAACGACGTTATAACATTCTTTACTTCTGGCGGTGTAAGCACTGATGGCGGTGGAATTTTTGGACTTTTTAACCAGATCAAGAACATGTTCACTGGCGAAAGCGGTAACTTTGATCTTGGTGCTGGCTTTAAGAAGATGTTCGATGGGGCAGCTAAAGCTGTTTCTGACGGTTGGAACTGGATTACTGGTAAGAACAAGGCTGGTTCTGCCGCACTAAAATCAGACACCACTACGACATTGGATATCCTTGGCAACACAATAAAGGTGAATACCGGCGATATTCAGCGTGTATCTGGTGGATTTTTTGAGAGACTGGTTGGTGCTGCGAAAGACAACCTTGGTAGTATCGGCAAGTTCTTCTCAGGTGCATAGACATCTATCTCTGAGAAAACCGGGTTGATGTTTACTGACATTGGCTCGTTCTTCACAGAAGGATTTGGTCTGTTGAACGGTCAGACTGGACTTGGTCTTAATAGCATTGTTGAGACCGTCGGGAGTATGTTTGGCCCAATTGCGGCTGGCGCACAGTCTATCGGTAGTGCCATCTCGTCTGGCGTTGTAAGCTTCTTCCCTTCTATCTTCGCTGGACTTGGTACTCTGGTGACAAGCGTTGGCGGTGCTATGGCCGCTATGATGCAGGCGATTGCTGCTGCTCTTTCTTCCATCCCTATCGCTGGTTGGATTGCTGCCGCTGCAGCTGTTGCAGGTGCAGTTGCTCTGATTGCTACGATTGCTTCGGTTGCAAGTGATGTTTCTAACACACAGGTTGATGAACCTACTCCAGCATTCCAAGCAAAGAAATATGCAAAGGGTACTCGTGGCGTTAAGAAGGACCAGATTGCAAACGTTGATGAAAAGGGCGAAGAGCTGATTGTTCGTAAACCCAATGAAGGTCGCATGACCTATCTTGAAAAAGGTGACGGCGTTATCCCTGCAAAGGAAACCGACAACCTGATGGCGATTGGTGAAGATCCTGAAGGCTGGTTGGCAAAGGGTTTGGCCGAAGTGACCGGTAGTGCCGCTGCCGGTGCCGGTATAAGTGCCAAAGGCCCGAATGCTAAATTGAGTGGTGCCGCAGCTGCCGCTGCCGCTGGTGTTGGCTCAATTTTCGAGAGCGAATATGATGAGATTCTTGGTGATACAAACGAGTTCATGTCTGGACTCTCTGATATCTTCAAGAAGAGTGATAATCCGATCATTGCCGCCGTTCAAAGCATGATTTATATGGCCACTAAGACTGTATATCGTATGTCTACGGTCGGTAAGATCAACTCCTCTAAGACAGTGACAGAATCCACCAGCAACACAAAGAAGGCGGCTCAGAACCAAATTTCGTCTATGACGAGCAACTTTGAGTCTAGCTGGAAATCTGTGGCTGGCGAGCTCGGTCTGGACACAAAGGATATTGAAAAAACCAGCAAAAAGATGTCTGAGAAGATGAATGAGCTGGTGAATAACACCTTTGATGCACTGAATGAGAATACCGGTCTGAGCGCCGAACAGGTTGAAGATGTCACCAACACGATGTTTGATTCGCTGCAAAAGATTTACACCAGCGGATGGAACAGCCTTGCTTCCACTTCCGGCGACATGTCTAAGGAGATTGCGGATAAGCTGAATGCGTCTTATAAGTCTTCTGTTGACAGCACAAATAAGGCCATGAACGAGATCTCCAAGGCATTCGGTCACAGCTGGAGTAAGGTTGGCGGCGGTGTAAAGACCCTAAGCACCAATGTTCAAAAGACAATGGAGCAAGCATGGGCTGACACCAGCCAAGACACCCAGAAGCTGATGTACGATATGCGTGCGTGCTTTGACAATAGTTGGAGCATGAACGAGGCTGGCGTAACTAATCTGGCAGAAATGACTCAGGGAACGGTGAAAGATGGTTATGCCGAGATTGATTCTTCGAGCTCTAATACATTTGGTGAGAATGGTCAGTTGAAAACGGATGCAGACAATTCGTGGAAGAATGTAGAACCTGGCGCTACGAATTTAGCAAACAATATGCAGTGGGTGATGGATCAGTCTTATAAGTCCATCAAAGACGGATGTACAGCTGCCGTTGCATCAATCAAAAATGATCTGGCAACCACAGGTGATGCATTTGAAGCTGTCGCTACAAAGGCAGAGAAGGCAAAGCAAGAGACACAACAGCAACAACAAACTGCTCAACAGCCTGCTAAACAGAAAGGGGCTCTTGAGAATATTGCGGAAGGAGCCGGGCAGTTCATTAGAGGCGTTGGCCAAGGCATAGCCGATGTTGTTACAGCACCGTTTAAGTTCTTTGGATCATTACTTGGTTTTGCAAGTGGCACAAAGGAAATAAAGAAGTCTAATTTTGCTAACGTTGACGAGCAGGGTCCTGAGATGCTGGTTCGTCAGCCGCAATCTGGGCGCTATACCTATCTTGAAACCGGCGATGGTGTTGTTCCTGCCGATATCACCTCTCGCCTGTTCGAGATGGGCGGCAACCCGGATGCATGGTTCCAGAAGCAGATGGCAAAGTACGGTTCTCAGCCGATTGCTCAGGGCGGCGGTGGAGATGTTACAACTTCGATTGGCGATATTATTATCACGAATCCTGTTGGCAGCTCTGATGCTCTGGCGAATGAAATCAAACAGAAGTTACCGACTAAGGTTGCTCAAATGCAAAGCAAGCGGTAAGTAATAGTTTTTATAGCCGATACCACTAGGATAGCCTAGCAGGTCGGCTTTTATTTTTGATTAGGAGGAATAGGATGGCAGATAAATCAGTAACTGATGTGCTGGCCGAGGTGGTGACTTCTGCCGCCGAACACGCCGTAAAGAACGCAAAATTTGACGTGTCCGCCTATGGAGTGATTACAGAAAAAGAAGGCCAGCACTATAAAATCGCTGTATTCGGTGGCGAGTACGGCATTGTAACAAACCACGACTACATTGTGGGCCAGAAGGTTGTTGTGACTGCACTGCAGGGCAACTTCCGTAACCTGATCGTATCGGAGAGTAATACCAGCGTTGAGATTCTAACAGTGAAATCTCTGGTGACCGGTGTCGATAGCTTGAATGCCGAATTTGAGTCAATGAAAGACAAATCCCAGCAGACAGAGGATACTGTTCAGGATCAGCTGAAAAATACCATCAATACTTGGTATAGAAACGGTCATCCGCATACATACAACTACCCTGCTTCAGATTGGAAGACAGATGAAGAGAAACAAGCACACGTCAACGACATCTACTACGATAAAAGGACTGGTATTTGCTATCGCTGGGTATATGACCAGGATAAGCAACAGTATTTCTGGATGGAAATTGTGGATGCCGGTGTTATCAATGCACTGTCGATGGCAACATCCGCACGAGATCTTGCGACAGAAAAAGTCCGTGTTTTTACTGATACACCGACTGTTCCATACGATGTGAACGATCTATGGATTTATGGCGGTGTCGGTGGTGCATTGTACATCTGTATTACTGCGAGAGGTGAAACCGAAAAATGGACATTCAGTGACTGGGCTGTTGCGACAAAGTATACGGATGACACAACTGCAAACGCAGCGGTTGAACGTGTTGGCGCTCTTGAGACAAAAGAAGCCGACGATGTAGCTAGTCTGTGGCGCTCGATGAATGGCTTCAATGATAATTTTGGTGGTTTTACAAATAAAGACTATACCGCCACAAAGAAACAAGTATATGACAACAAAAGCAATATTGAGAAAAATACTTCTGATATTACTTCGTTGAGGACAGACCTTGATTACGCAAAAACGGCTGAATCCAACCACTATCAAGATATGACACGCAAGATTTCGGCTGCAAATACGAATATCTCGACCTTGAAAACGAATGTATCAGATATCAATAAAACGATTTCAGAAATCACTGTTGACAATTTTCTGGCCGCACTGAATCTGGCTGTAAATACCAATGGTGAGCTTTGCTATATATCGAAGGATAATTCGGAGGTGATAACTTGAAACCAATTCTATCTAAAATCGGCGCATTTGATGCCACAAAGGATCATACATTTCAGTTTGCCGCATACGCAGACATTGATATCATTGCTCTTATCGTCTTCGATACTCCGACGGGCAGTATTTTGCAGGGTGATACGCTTTCAAAAGGCGTATATAAGTTTGGCACATTCCCTGCCGGTGGCACTGGTCTAGCACGATATTTTACGATTCCGGCAGGCACGTTTGAAAACCGCAAAGATCCGTACTATATGATTATTCGCTGTCGGCTGAAAGGCACGAACCTGTTTTCAGAATACTCGGACAAGCTGTTGTTTTATTGCCATGAGGAACCGACAATCAAGCTGAATGACCTGAGTTCTTCCGGCGTGACTACTATCCCCTACCCTTCTTATTCCTTTGAGTTCTCTTACAAGTATAAGGTATCGGAGGGTGAATCTGTAAATCGTTATGAATTTTGGCTTTATGATGCGAATCGCGAGCTGCTGAAAAAGTCAGTAAGCTATTATTACCGTGATTCTTTGAAGGGGTTCCAAATCGATGGACTGGATAACCATACCCTGTACTATCTGAGAGCGACGGCAGAATCTGTTGGCGGCTATCAGCTGGACACTGGCTTGCAGGCGTTCCGAACTGACTATCCAGAGTATGTGGATGACGTAGAGTTCACCGTGCAGAATAATTATCGTATGGCTAATATCAGTATGCACGCACAGTATTTTCTGACAAGAAGCAGTGGTGCAAATGCCTTGCGAATCAAACGACGTAAGAAAGGCGCAGCAATCTGGACTTCGCTTTATCAGGAAGAGATCGATTTGAACCATGTCATTATGAAGATGGGCTGGTCAAACCTCCACATCAATAAAACGACTGGTCAGCCGATGGGCAACTATAAGGCAGTGACTTCGGATTATATCGACAAGAATCGAGTTCTTTCTTTCCAGTTCAAATCTGAGGACAAGGCGTTTTGTCTGATTGCATATACTGCTGACCGCAAGTTCATCAAGGCATCAAGTGATTTTACATCGACCGACGAATTCAGGAGTTCCAGCGAGTATAAAGAGTGGTTCTCTGAGACCTTCCTGAACAACATGAAATACTATCGTGTTGAGGTATCGGCAACAAAGAATCAGGATTTGGAGACAAAAGACTTCAATGACTTTTATATGTACAGCGCTGACGATGGTTATGTGATGATCGATTACACCGACCTGTACGCCATTGGCCGCAAGACCGACTATGAGTACGCCGTAGCTCCCGTTGCAAATGGCATTGAGCTTGGCTATGCGAAGGCCAGCGTTGTAAGCGACTTTGATGGTGCTGTGATCACTGACGGCAATAAGACCTATCATATTTTCCTTGAGCCGAAAGTTGACAGTGTTGAGAAGGTACGTTCTGCTACAGTTGTTGAGACGATGGGAAGTAAATACCCGTATCTGTTTGCTGGCAGTGAAGCCAATTATTACAGCGGCCACTTCTCTGGTGTCGGCATTCGTTTTGATAACACAATGAAAGACTTTGATATCAATGGCGGCAATGCATTCCGTGATGAACTGAGCGAGTGGCTGACCAACGGCAGTGCGAAGCTGTTGAAGATGTTTGATGGCCGTAGATGGCTGATGGGTGTCAATGGCAATGTGTCTATCTCCTGTTCTGATCATTACGACAAGGGCGTATTGGAATTCGACTTTGTGGAGCTCGGTGACGCAGAGAGTGAGAGCGACATGTATAACAATGGGCTGAGTGATTATCAGCCGGGAGGCAGCGTATGACATATCTTCCGACTGACGCAGACCTGGCGCTATTGAACAATCATTCGTCTAATATTTACTGCCGCATTGATATGTTGAACAAAGATTTTATTACAATTGATAGTTTGGAAGGTCTTGTGATCGATGGTTCTATTTCTATTGACTCAGAATCTGACGTGCGGCGAACCTTTAATGTGACCCTGTATCTGGGTAAGAAGAGCGGCATTTCCAGCCTGACGGAAGAGGATTGGATCAGTAAAAATGTGCGTGTATTCATTGGTCTGTCAGGAAGAGGAATGTCAAAAATCAGTGCTTCAAAGAGTATTGACGAGATGATCAGGGAAAATGCGGATTATCAGCTCGCTGCGACGAATTATGATGATTTGATTCAGGACATCACAAATAGAGGCTATGCAAAATACGGCAATATCGACAATCTGAATCGAGATGTGCTGGTGTGGACACGAGCCAATATCTCAAAGTATCATACGTTCTTTGACCAGATCAATGACGGCACGCCACCGGATGACCCAGCTGAAGCAGAGGAATGGTACACCAAACTTGGTGATTACTCTACAGTTTTGGGAAGTGATGACCCAATTTGTCAAGATGGCCCTTATATCGCATTTACACCGATGCTGCAGACCAAAGACGGACTTGTACCGCTTGTGAAGGATGATATCTGGGCTTATCTGGATGCTGTGGCAACAAAAGCGAAGTCAATGAGCGGCGGTCTCTCCCCTGCCAATATCCTTGATGTAGACAAATCAGGCATCGATAGTTTCGTGTATGGTAACAAAATGCATGTCCATGGGATGATTGCTGCTGTTGAAGGTATGGTTCTGAACGGAGTCACGCTTAGTAAGGTGGATGTTTCTGCTATTGCCGGTTAGAGCGAGGACGAACTAAGGGAGACCTATGGAAAAACCAGTGTGTTTGCAGGACATTCAATGCACGACATTCAGGCAGAAGTAATTGACACAAAGACCGCGCTGAATGAGCTGTATAACGACCTGTACCTCAGCTACTCCAATTCGGCTGACAGTTCTTATGTTGATGGCGTGAAAATCTATTGGTACAACGAGGGATGCTATACCTTTACATCCAATGGCTTTACATATAGCGCAACAGAAAATACTGTGCAAGCCAGTTGTGTTGACTTAGTTTCTCGTATCAACGGAGATTTGGGTGGACAGCTGGTTGGTGGCACACATCGCATTGAGAAAGGCACTCGTATCGGTGATGCCATCTGGGCGGTGCTGAGAGATGAGACGGAGTTCAAGAAATATTCCATCGACTATTGGAGCCGCACTGTCCCACATGACTTGGATTATGATACCGGCTCGACTGTTTGGGATATTCTCTCAGAATTGCGTGACCTGTATTATCCGTTTGAGATGCGCTTTGACGATGATACGTTTGTATGCCGTGAAATTCCCAGTGGATTTGACGACCCACCTGTGCTTGACCCAGAAGTGTTCGCGAAACTTGTGACTAACGATGGCGAATCGGCCACAGTGGATTATGCCGCTGTCCGAAACTGCGTTGAAGTGTTTGGTGCGACGATTGAAGCGGATGGAGCTGCAACTGTAAAAGGATGGTCTGGTACAAATAAGACACTTAACCTTGTATTAGATGCAACCAAAACAACATTGACGAGTGAAACGAAAGTTTCTTTTGTTGCTCCTGCAAATGTTGAAGCTGCCAAAACGGATAAGAACGGTAATGTATTAAGCGGCGCAATGACGGTAGTGCTGACATTTACATGGAAGGAACCTAAAGACAAAGACGGCAATGAACAGGTTCACTCTGAGACAAAAACAAGTACGCTGTATCGTTCTTTGACTGATGCTAATGGTTCGGATATTATTCAAGACCCAGGCTGTATTAAGGCTACAAAGTATTATGTTCTCCAGTGGAATCCGAATACTGGCCGCATTTACTTCTTGGGTCAACAGCAGAGCCACGCTATGGCAAAACTGGTGGACGAAATCCCGACCACCAAAGAGATCGAAGCTCAAAAGGCAGAAGATAACTGCGACAATATGGCTTTTATCTGTGTGAATGACCCGAACAATATTGATGACCTGTACAATGCACGGTTATCCATTGAAAAGATCGGTCGTAGAACTGAGATTCTATCGGGTGGAGACTACGAGAATTACACCACGGATGACGCAGCCATGGAAGTTTGTCAGTACGAACTGTGGAAGCGTGCCCGCCTGACTGACGGCCTGAGTGTGACCACGCGACTGGTTCCGTGGCTCGACGTGAATGAAAAGATCCAATATGCTGCCAAATATCTGGGCGGTAAGACCCCCGTGGATTGGATCATCAAAAGCATTTCTATGAATCTGGGTGAAGGCACAATGTCGCTTTCTATGAGCCGCTATTACCCTTATTACACTTATATCGTAAACAACAAATATACGTTCTATCAGGATAATTTGTTTGATAAATATTTTCCCGAATTAACTGCCACTACGGCAGATGAACAATAAGAGAGGAGTGAGCAAATGGCACTATCTTTTGGAGAATCTAAGCGGTTGGCTGCGAAAAAAGCTGCAAGCCCCGCAAATGTTTCTGTTGATGATATAGATGTCGCAACTCTGGAATTAAATGACGAAGACCAAATTGCCGTGTATGATGATAACGGAGAAGAGACATTTGAGCGTAGTGGCAATTACACCTGGTTTGCTGATTACTCTGACGACCAGTGGTCTTACATCGACAAAAACAAAGACATTCAGCTGGATGCAAATCAGATCAATATCACACAGGAATCCAACTCGCAGGTTATTCCGTTTGAAATGCCGCGTTACTACGATGGTATTGACCTGCTTCAGATGACGATTCAGATCCACTACCTGAACGCAGACAGAGAGGAAAACTACGCTTCCCCTATCAACGTGAGCTATAGCAACACCAAGATCCGCTTTTACTGGCTGGTGGCAAATGATGCTACTGCAAAAGAGGGCGAGCTGCAGTTTGAGATCATGGCATCCGGCGCTGTGAATGTTCCGAATACAAGCACCACCAAGAGCTATCTGTGGCGCACCCGCCCGAATGGCCGATTGAATGTGCTGAAATCGCTGACCGGCAAGCAGATGGTTGATCCGACTGGCAACGACTGGTATACCCAGTTCCTGGCAACAATGAGTCAGAAGGTTGGCGAGGCACAGGTTGCCGCATCCGCTGCTGAGAAGAGCGCACAGGACGCAAAGAATGCAGTTGCAAGTGTGGATGAAAAGCTGGCGCAGTTCTATAAGAAGGACGAGGTTGATGGCTTTGTTACGATGCTGCGTGGCGAGATTGCTGCCGTTGATGGTCTGGCAAATTTCAATGTGCAGTATGACAACGATACTCGCACCCTGACGTTCCTGAATGGTGCTGAAGAGATCACAAAGATCAAGTTGAACACTGATCCTTCTGCTGAGTGGGTAAGCATGTATAACGGCATTGTGGACAATAAGATCAGCACTGCTGTGACCCCTGTTCAGACTGAGCTGACTGAGTATAAGACTGCAAATGATGCCGCTGTGCAGGAGCTGAAGGACAGTGTTGGCGACCTGCCGGAGACTTTGAAGTCCTCCTATTATAATAAGGAAGCCACCGACGCACTGCTCGATAAGAAAGCAGACAAGACGACCGTTGACGTGCTATCCAGTGATGTGAGCGGCCTGAAGAATACGGTTGGTGGTATTCAGACCTCTGTTGACCTGGCCAATGCGGATATCGCTAAGATTCAGGAAACCTTGAAAGACTTTAAGCCAGATGAGAATTCTGGTCGCGAGTATGATATCACTTACGAAGATTCCAAGCTGAACCTGTTGGAGAACGGCACGGTCAAGACCACTGTTATTATTGAAGGTGGCGGCGGTGGCGGTGGTAGTACCTCTACAATCACCATTGAGCGTATTGGCGAGTCTTCTATCGCTGTTGTTAAGGGCGACACCGCAACTGTCGAGTTCAACTTTACCTCTGTGGATAACTCTGGCGAAGACACGGGCGATGCTACCGGCGTATGGTATGTTGGCAACACAAAAGTTGCAACTTCGACTGTTTATCAGGGCAAGAACAGCTTCGACATCACTCAGTATCTGCACAATGGTGACAACAAGATCAAATTGCAGGTCACTGACTCTGTTGGCAGTATGGGTTCAAAGACTTGGAATATCAATATTGTCGAGTTTTATCTGGAGAGTATCTTCGATGATTCTCTGGTTTATAGTGGTGAAGTCACTTTCCGCTTTACTCCATACGGAAATATCAATAAGGACGTTTCCTTTACTCTGGATGGCAAAAAGCTTGGTAGTGTTACAACTGCGGTTACCGGCAGACAGATGACCTATGCGATCCCGGCACAGAGACACGGCGCTCACCTGCTGGAAGTGACCATGACAGCAAATATCAATGGCAAAGCTGTGACTAGCAACACCATTTATAAAGATATCATGTGGGCAGAGGAAGGCAATAGCACACCGATCATCAGCTGTGCCACAAAGGAGTTCACTGCAAAACAGTACAGTACCACTGGCATTGTTTACACTGTCTATAACCCGGCCTCTTCTACTGCAAGCATTACGCTTGAAGTTGACGGCATTAAGACTTCTACACTGACTGTTGGTCGTACTGCTCAGACTTGGAGCTTTAAATCTTCTGATATTGGCACCCACACTCTGACCATTACTTGCGGCGCTACCATCAAGAGCATCACCGCAAAGATTGAAGACCTTGGTATTACCATTGAGCCCGTTAAGACCGGCCTGATGCTGGACTTTAACCCCACTGGCCGCAGCAACGCAGATGTGAACCGCCTGTGGAGTTCTGGCAGCAATAAGATGACTGTCAGCGACAACTTTGACTGGGTGAACGGCGGCTATCAGATCGATGAAGATGGCGACACCTATTTCTGCGTCAAAGCTGGCACAACTGCTACCATCAGCTATAAGCTTTTCGCAGACGATGCAAAGAAGAGCGGCAAGAATTTCAAGCTGGTGTTTAAGACCACGAACGTCCGCAACTATGATGCTACTGCCGTGACTTGCTTGAATGGCGGTGTTGGTCTGAACATTCAGGCTCAGAAGGTTACGCTAACCAGCCACCAGAACAGTATTGATCTGCCCATCTGTGAGGACGATTTTCTCGAGTTCGAGTTCAATATTCTGCCGGACAAACAGTTCCGCGAGATGGTTCTGTGGTGTGACGGTATCCCTTGCCGTGTTGCACTGTATGATACCAGCGACAGCTTTACTCAGGCTGCTCCCGTTGGCATTACTATTGGCTCTGACGATTGTGACGTTATCGTGTACCGCATGAAGAGCTACGGTATGAACCTGACGGATGATGAGATTCTGGATAACTTTATTGCCGATGCGAAGAACGCCGAAGAGATGGTCTCTCGCTATATGCGCAACGACATTACGGATGCGAGCGGCGAACTGACCCCCGACTTGCTGGCAGAGAAGTGCCCCGATCTGCGTATCATCAAGATCTCTGCACCTACTTTCACTACCGGCAAGAAGAACGAGGTCGCCAACACTACGATCCAGCAAATCTATAAGAATGGTCGTGCTAAGGAGGATAACTGGACTGCTACCGGCTCCCACAAGGGTCAAGGCACCAGCTCCGACCACTATGGTGCATCTGCCCGAAACATTGACATCAACTGCAAGGGCGGCTTTACGTTTGGTGACGACACTACCGGCGACACCTATGCACTGACCGAAAACAGCGTTCCTGAGAAGTATTTTAACATCAAAGTCAATGTTGCTTCCTCTGAGAATGCAAATAACGCCCTGCTGGCAGACGATTTTAATGAGTTCAACCCCTATGTGCGTCAGGCTAAGAAGGATAATCCAAAAGTGCGTGATACCATGGCGTTCTATCCCTGTGTCGTGTTTATTCAGGAGACCGATACCACCAATGCGACCGTATTTAACGATGGTCAGTGGCACTTCTATGCCTGCGGCGACATTGGCAACTCCAAAAAGAACAAAGATACGATGGGTATGGACCCAGAGAACCACAAGGAATTTATCGTTGAGATCGACAACAACGCCGATGAGCAAACCCGCTTCCTGAGCGGCGATTTCTCACAGGAAACTTGGGACGGCGAACACTCCTTTGAGTTCCGTTACAGCAACCCTGCCTGTACTGAGGAAGAGATCGAGGCCGGTAAACAGGCGTGGATCACAGCTCAGAACTGGGTGGTGAATGCGGATGATGAGGAATTTAAGGCGCATTTTAAGGATCACTTCGATCTGGATTCTGCTATTTTCCATTATCTGTTTACTGAGCGTCACACCATGGTTGATAACCGTGCAAAGAACGTGTTCCCGCATACTAGCGATCTGGTTCACTGGGACTTTTGCTTTGACTACGATAACGATACCGCCATGGGCAATGATAACGAGGGTGGTCTGACTCTGACTTATGGCTACGAGGACACTGATACCGTCGGTACAAAGAATGTGTTTAATGCTGCTGACTCCAAACTGTGGTGCAAACTGCGCGACCTATTCCCAGATGAGATAGCAGCGATGTTCCGCAACCGTGAGAATGCGCTGGCATGGAGTGCGACCCGTATTTTGAAAAAGTTCGAGGAATATCAGGATGTGAAGCCCGAAAAGCTTTGGATCATGGATATGTGGCGCAAATACTTCCGCACCTACGAAGATCCCACCATCAATACCACTAGCTATCTGCCCATGATGCATGGCAACAAGCGTCATCAGCGTCGGCAGTTCCAGCGTTATCAGGAAAAATACATGGCATCTAAGTATTCCGGTTCTGTTGCAACCAGTGATGATATGACCATTCGTGGTTATACTCCCACCAACTGGACTGGCGTGAAACCGGATGGCACATTCCATATCACACCCTACGCTGATACCTACGTCTCTGTTCTGTACGGTTCCAACCCTGTGAAGGTGCGTGGCAAGCGCGGACAGACCTACACGATTGAATGCCCCATCACCGCAATGAACGATACTGAAGTTTATATCTATAACGCATCTATCATTCAGAGCATTGGTGATATCTCTGGCTTCTATCCAGGCTATGTTGACTTCAGCCACGGTGTTAAGCTGACCGAGTTGAAAGTTGGTTCCGGTGTGAGCGGCTATAAGAATACGAACATGACTGACTTCGCTGTTGGTAATAACACTCTGCTGGAACATTTGAACCTGCAGAACGTGCCGAACCTGAAGAAGTCTATTGGTCTGACCGGATGCACCAGCCTGACCGAGTTCTATGCTGACGGCTCTGGTATTACCGGTGTCTCTTTTGCAAGCGGCGGCAAGATCAAAATCGCCCACCTGCCTGCAATTGCCAGCTTGACCGCAAAGAACCTGAACTATCTGACTGACCTGACGATTGAGGATTACACCAATATCACTACGTTGACCGTTGAGAAGTGTGCAACCATCGATCTGAAAGATATGCTGGGCAAGTGCACCAACCTGAACCGTGTGCGTATTACCGGTATTGATTGGGAACTGGCTGATACTTCCCTGCTGAATCGCCTGTACGCAATGAGCGGTCTGGATGAAAATGGCTACAACACTGACAATTCTGTCGTGGAAGGCAAAGTTCATGTACCCATCATCCGTGAGCGTGAGAAGCTGTTGTACACAGAGCGCTGGCCTGATTTGGAGATCACCTACAACACCATGATCAACCAGTATGCTTGGAAGTTCGTGAATAAGGATGGCGCTGTTCTGGATATCCAGTATATTGACAAGGGCGAGCGTGCAGTTGACCCTGTGACCCGCTCCGACAATCCTATCCCGACACCTACCTTCCCGAGTACCATCAGTACGGTATTTACATTCAGTGGCTGGGACACCGAGTTCACTCCTGTTTTTGAAAATCAGACTGTTACTGCTGTATACGATGAATCTGTGCGTCAGTATCGTGTACGCTATATGAATCGCGGCGCTGTTCTACAGCAGACAACTGCTCCGTATGGCTCTATGGTTCTGTATGATGGCGACACTCCGACCTATACCAGCGAAGAGACTGCTTATAAGTATTATCTATTCAGTGGCTGGGACAAAGGCGGCTATGTCAATGGCGACAAGGATATCAATGCTGTTTACGACATATGCGAATACGTCAGCGGCTACTTCAGAGACAAGCAGCTGAGTGACCTACGCCCTGTTGAGATTTATGCCATGACCAAGGTGAATCTGGAGCAGAGTGTTGTTTCTGACAAAGACGCTATCACCATCAAGATGGGCAACGACTTCACCTTTAGCGACGTGGAAGAGAAAGTTTTGTTCAACGAGCCGAAGATCTTTACTGGCAAGAATTATGTCGATACCGGCGTATCTCTGTTGGCTGAAGACCGCAGCTGGGTTATGGCGCTGGACTATCGAATCGACGAAGATTCTGCCGCAAACTCTGTGATTGCTCAGTGCTTCCAGACCAATGGCATGAATGGTTTCCGCTTCTGGGTCAACAACGGCTCCAAGGTTGCATGGGGTACTGAATCCACCACCGGCGCACATCTTGGTTCTCGTGATATGATCGTTCTGCGCCATACCAAGGGCGAAAATGGTATTCACGTTTATGCGGCGAATACCACTGCTGCTGAAATCGGCTATATTCAGTTGAATCGTACTCGCACCACACAGACAAATGCCACTTTGGTGTTTGGTTGTGCTAAGGCAGACGACGGCGCTTACGAGCGTTACGCAAAAGGCACAATCTACTGGGGCAAGCTCTGGTATACCGATCTGGGTGACGCTGCCTGCCGGAAGTTGGCCGCATGGACACATGAGGACTTCACTTTCGAGGCTTGTGGCTTCAAACAGTATTACCTGAGCGATAATTCCAACAAGCGTTGTTCTATCAGCTTTATTCAGGCCGGACTGCTTGGTCAGAAGATGGCTCTGAATACTGGTTCCACTAACACTGGCGGCTGGGCAGATGCGAATATCCGTACATTCCTTGACGGTCGTATTCTGAATGCTCTCCCGATTGGTTGGCAACAGATCATCAAGCAGGTCAAGGTTGGCAGTACCATTGGCGATAAGAGCAGCGAAGTTGTGACTGCGGACAGTTATTTCTATCTGCCATCTGTGGCCGAATTGTTCCCCTCTCAGAATGTTGAGCCTTATATTTACGAAGGTACGGCAATCAGCTTTATGACTGATAATACCAGCCGCATCTGCAATGACGAGAATGGCAATCCCGCTGCATATTGGACGCGAAGCCCGAATGCTCAGTATGGCAGCTATTTCTGGTCTGTGACTGTGACTGGCGAATATTACGGATTTACCCCTGCAAATAACGAACAGGGTATCCGCTTGATGTTCAGCGTTTAAGGAGGTGTTGAGAGTGTACTACAAGGTATTGAAAAATGGCCGGGTGATCGATGCTCTTGACCACCTGCGCTTTGTAAAGTATCAGCCCAAGCACGACATTATGGTGAACTGCGTGGAGGATGATGCACAGGGAATTATCAGCAGTGATGGTAATCATATCTGGCATGTGGACGGGTATTATCTCATCCCATGTCCCGAGTATGACACCGTGGAACTGCAGGAAATTGACCTGTATGAATATGAGCAGCTGAAAGCCTTGGGTGGTAAAACGCCCGAGGCTATTATTGATGCTTACACTTTGAGTTTGATTCAAGGAGGGCTGCTATGAATGACGAGAGGAAGTATAGCGAGTTTGTTGAGAGTATGCATCGACTGTACAATGACGGAATGATTCAGGACAAGCTCCTGGACAATCTGTTTGCCGGGCACAAAATCTCAAAGGACGAGTATCTGTATATCATCAGGAAGGAGGTGTGATATGTATACCTTTTTGATCAATGAGGATAATACACTGACCGTAAGCAAGCGGGAACGCATTATGGAACGCAGTAAGCAGGTGGATACTCTTCACTTTCTGGCTGACACTACATACAAGGATGTTGACATGAGTGAATTTACCGTGATGCTTGAGTACGTTCTGCCCATCAGCAAGCGATATAAGACAGAGATTCTTGAGAAATCAGAAGAGCTTTATAAGAACAAGCTGGAGTATAAGCTGCCTATCGACACCAACCTGACCAATGAGCCGGGCGATATCCAGATCCAGCTGACATTTGTTGATGTGACAATGGACCCAGATGGCACGACTGTTCAGCACGTGCGCAAAGTTGGTCCTGGCGTGATCACTGTTGTTCCCATCCAGAATTGGAGCGACATTGTTCCTGATGAGGCTTTGGGCGCACTTGACCAGCGCATTATCGCACTGAATGCACAGATCAAGGCACTGAGTGATCGTAACAACGCTATTCTGGATGGTAAGGCTGATGACCTGAGCTACAACGACGACCATACCCTGCAGCTGCTGGCCAACGGTAAGCCCATCGGTAGTGCAGTCAAGATTACTCAGGAGAGCGTCGAAACTGAAGACGGTAGTTTGCGGGTGGTTCCGTTCTAAGCCATCCGCTTCTTTTATAAGGAGGCAAAGATGGCACAGGCTAAATATTCCAAGCTTGGATATGGTAACGCCGAAGATGTAGAAGCTGCGATTGCACTGGGAATGTTGGACGGCAGGGATATGATTATCACAAAGGATTCCTCGGAGTTCATGTATGTGCGTGATGACTTATCCGTTCAAAAGATTCGTCCCCGCAATCGTTGTTTCGCCAGCGTTACCGAAGCAAACGAGCAATTAAATGAGACGGAAGACACTTATGCAGGTCAAACCGTTATGGTGAAAGACGAAAATGGTAAATATGCTCCGTGGATCGTTCAACAAAGCGAAGCCACGGGGCTTTTTTCTATTGAACCTTTTTACGTTGAGCCGACAAATTTTGTTTGGCAAGAATTTTAAGAAAGTGAGGCAAAGATGGCTAATGTAAATTTTGGCTATGGTACAAAAGCGAATTATGATAAGCTGACTACCAAAGATGCCAACACATTGTATTTTATTACAGACACGCGCCAGATTTTCAAGGGTACTGATGAGTACACCAAGAGCTGCAAGCTGGTGAGCGCTCTGCCTGCAAGCGGTCAGATTCAGGGTCTGCTGTATATCCGTATGACTGACTATACCTTCCACATTTGGAATGGCACTGAGTTCGTACAGCTGAATCGCCCCATTGTGACTGAGATTCCCAATGCGGATGCAAGCGACGACAATCTGCCCACCACCAAGGCTGTGGCTGACTATGTGAATGCAAAGATTGCCGCAACCGAGGGCAAGGAAGGTCTGTTCGTTACGGATGTCACATACTCCCCTGCTACCGGCACTCTGAGTGTGGCAAAGAACGGTGCTCCTGTTCCAACCGTGATGAGCGGCCTGACCCATGATCCCACCTATGATGCTGAGACCCGCACCATCAAGCTGCCTGTGTTTGGCGGCGATGAGCTTGTGATCAATCTGGGCAAGGATCTGGTTGTGAAGACCGGTACATACAACACAAAGACCCACGAGATCGAACTGACTATTACCACTGGTGAGGTCGTGAAGATCCCTGTTGCTGCTCTGATCGATATCTATGTTGGTGTGGTCACTCCTACTGCTGAGGTCACTGTTTCTGATGACAATAAGATCTCTGTCAATGTGCGTGTGTCTACCAAAGGCAATAACAGCATCACTGTTGAGGAAGATGGCCTGTATGTTGCAGTGCCGGACGCTTACACCAAGGCTGAAGCAGACGCGAAGGTTAAGGTCGTTAATGACAAGTTGGACGAACATATCAAGGATGCTGTAAAGCATATCACTGCTGACGAGCGCACTGCTTGGAATGCAAAGCCCACTCAGGATGAGTTGGCCGCTGCGAAGGCTGAGGCAATTTCTACTGCCGCTGCTGATGCAACCACTAAGGCCGACAACGCTCTGGCTGCCGCTAAGACCTATGCAGATGGTCTGAACACCACCATGGATGGCCGTGTGCAGGTGCTGGAAGGCGCTATCACCTGGAAATCCCTTGATGGCTAATTGATTTGTTTCACCACATGGCAATGACGCTGTGTGGTGAATCTTATTAAGCAAAGGAGTTGAGTATGGCAAATTTATCATTACGCGAGGTCGCACAGTCTCAGCTGGATCAAGCTCCTGTGATTGACGGCCAACTGATCGTATGTACTGATACTGGAAGCACTTATCGAGATATCGGCACAAGACGAATTCAAATCAGCAAAGACTTGGAGATCGTAAGCTCGCTTCCGCTGGCTCCTTTGTCTAATAAGATTTACTACCTGCGTCCAGACAGCTTGTATGTTTATAGTGGCGATGACTGGATTCTTTTGAACCCATCAAAATTCACACTGGAAGCAGACAAAAACGCAGTCAATGGCGAAGTTAATATCAATCTAATCCTGAACGGTACGGCACAGGATAAAATCAAAATCGCTGGCAGCGGTGTGACCACAGTGACAACAGGTGAGACGGGCGATATCACGATTGATACACCGCACCCGGATGAACTGCTGGCTGCACTGACGAATGACGAGATCGATGCGATCACTGGTGGCATGGTCGATGATAGCGGCAATCCCCTGCCTACGCCACAGGTTGTGGTGGATGCTACACTGACTGTATCTGGACGTGCTGCTGATGCAAAGGTGACTGGCACAAGAATCTCTGAGGCGCTGAGTATTGCAAAATCGGCTGATACTGGGCTGACCAATGTGCGCACTGAGCTGGACAAGTTGAAGCTGGATTCTGTTGCGGTGGATAAGACTCTGACAAAAGAGAATTTCGCCGCTGATGCTAAAGCTGTTGGCGATGCTCTGGCGGGGAAAGCAAATGCAGAACATAACCACGATGACCGCTATTATACAGAAGACGAAATCAATGTAAAGCTCTCAAAGAAAAGCGATGATGGTCATACACATGATGAGCGATATTATCAACAGAACGAGATCGACGAGAAGCTGAAGGTAAAGGCAAATACGATCAATATCCACACACTGACTATTCCGACTACAAGTTAGCTTACTGACGATACGGTGGACCGATATTCAAAGTATATTGACCTCGACATCGATGGAATCACCTCAAAGGATGTTATTTCTATCAGCGTGACACCGGCCAGTGCAAAGGTGGCTTCATACGCCCAGTTTGCAAATCCTGAGACCTTTGATGGATATGTGCGTCTGAGAGCTGTATCAGTTCCAACGACTGCGATTACAGCTCAGTATTATATCGTGCAAGGTGGTGGACAAACAGATAGCGGCAGTGGTACTGTTGTTGAGGGATATACCAAGGCACAAGTGGATAATAAACTAAGTGAAAAAGTGTCATACAAAGATGTTTTATCACTTGAAGAGATCTCAACAAATGAAAATACTGCTAAAAAAGTTGCTTCTGCAGAAGCATTAAAAAACAAAATCGGATGTGTAAGCCTTCCTATAAGTGGAGTAAAATTAAAAAATAAAACTGGAGAATGTAATTGGACAGTTCTTGATATTTCATTACCAGATGGGGCAATCGCGATAGGTCACGCAATGACAGGCGCTTGGCAGGAAGGTACTAGCTACGAATTGTTAGATAGAAATAAATTAACCATTTCGAGCTCCTTGGTAACCGAACTACCAACAAATCGTGGAGATATGCTGATATACTATTACATTCCATAAACAAAATAGGAGGATTACGAAATATGGCAATCGGGGACTTAAATATCGTAGGGGTAGAAGCCTACCCTATTGGCTCGATTTATATGAGTTTTAATTCTACTGAACCGAGTAAAATATTCGTTTTATAAGGAGGATTATATGGCGCTAGGAGAAATGAATAGTGGGAATGAATCGGCTTGTGAATTAAAGCGGCTTTCCGATACAAGAAATACTGCAACAAAGCCATCTGACTATTATGGAAAATTCGTACTTACCGGAATAAAACACTGTACTGCTTTGGGATTACCATCAAGTGGTTCAACTGGTTATGGATTTTATAACGTAATCGGTTTTGATGGCTGGGACGATGGAAGCGGACCAAGAGCTATAGAAATCGCATTTGGTTGTGGCAATGGAATTTATATTAGAAGTGCTGTCAAAGCTGACTCTGAAAATCCCGAACTATAGGATAGTTGGTATAAAGTTAATACCACAGCGGTATAAAGGAGGCATGAATTATGGCTTTAGGAAATATGAATATTGGTGTCGATAGTGAGTTCATTCCGTCCAACCTCAATACGGTTCTTACCCCCCCCCCACAGATTCTGATGAAGTTGTGATGAACACGAGTGTAGCTGGGTATCACCGTAAGCCATTGAGCGCATTGTGGAGCTGGATTAAGAGTAAGATGGATGATGAAATTATCACTATCACAAAGAGCATTACTATAACAACCGACTGGCAAGATACAGGAATCAAAGGGAATGATATTCCTGGATTTGGCACATACGCTGTACAGTTTCGTGGTGGTGATCCAACGATAAGTATCTGGGGAGATTATTTTTCAGGTATTATGACGTGGTATAACGGTGGAACAAACAACGAAAATGCAGACGAAATATCGCTTCATTGTGCTGGTCATGCTCGAAATGGTCAATTATTTTATCTTAGAACATTGCGTCATGATCGAGGCGGTGATGATTTGACATTGCAAATTAAAGGCAGTTCTGCTGCGTCGAGTGCAGATATTTTTACATTTAAATTCCGCAAACTGATATAACAGCTATGCATATCGTATTTGCGACACGCAACATAGCATTAAGGAGGCGATCACATATCGATGAACGATGAAAAGAAAAGTTGGCTAGACAGGGCGGGTGCGGTTCACCTCTGGAAAACGATAGAGGCTATACTCGGAACAAAGGTAGATAAAATCGAAGGATTCGGCCTGTCCAGCAACGACTATACAACAGAAGAGAAAAAGAAGCTTGCTAGTTTAAGCGACCCTGATGTAGCTACTACTGAAAACAACGGTTTGATGAGCTCGGCTGATAAAGCGAAACTGGATGGTATTGAAGCTGGAGCAAATAATTATACTCACCCGGTATACGAAGCAAAACAGGCTGGACTATATCGCATCAGTGTTGATAATACAGGCCATGTGGCAACAGCAGATAAAATGACGAATGAAGAGTTGACTGCAGAGGGTGTCTCCCCTGCCGACCATACGCATGACCTGGGCGAATTGGTAGATACACTGGAGACGAGTGCTGATGCTGTTGAAGATGCTAACACTGTTATGGTTGGTGCTACAGTTACGAGTGACGATGGCAGTGCAACTACGAAGTACACCCGCAGACCACTGGCTGCTTTATGGAACTGGATTAAAGCGAAGGCAGATACGTTATATGCTGCTGTTGGACATACACATAATTACGCTGGTTCTACTGAACCGGGTGGTGATGCGCTGAACGCAATGAAGTTGAAAGGTTACGATGTCAGTATGTATGGAAGCGCAAACTACTAGAACGCGATTCCTCGAATTGACGATGCTGGCGTTATGGAGATAGGTGAATATCTTGACTTTCATTCTACAGATGATAGAGATACGGATTACAATATTCGTATGGCAGCTTCTGACGATGGTACGTTGGCTGTCATTAAAGCGGCTGGACAACCTGCTTCAATTACAGCAAATCTAAATGGCACTGCTGATTTTGCAACTGAAACGCAAATTGATAGACAACAAACGGTCAATTTATCAAGTTTAGATACAAATACTTGGTATCCTGTTGTTACACAATGCGGTTGGCCTGGCCTACATCATATCAAATGTAACGTTCAGTTAAATTCAGGAACAAAGCCATCATGGTCAACACATAGTTCTGGTTTTACCGCTGTCGTGGAACTACTCACATTAAGTCCCGGTTGGGGCACAACAGGAGGACATTGTATATGTCTTTGTAATGATCAGCGGTTTATTTCAGATTCATCAAAGCCACCTGTTGGGTATACAATGATGTGGAATGGTTCTATGTGTGTATTCTGGCTTCGTGGCGGTGGTATATATCATCTATATGCTGATTATAAAACCACATAGAGTTTACAAACATCATCTTATACAAACAACGAAGAAACAGTATCTCCCACAACGTCTTATCCGGGTATATCTATAAATCGGTCTACTATTACAGCAGATATAAACGGGGGAGTTACGGATTACAACGACAGTGGCAGAACAATTCGAATCGGTTACGCAAGCGCTGGTCTTACAACTTCCAATTTGACACACATTGCCGGTTATACGGACAATGGCACGAAGATTAAAGATGTTTCCAAGGATGTGTTGAAAAGCTGGCTTGGAGTTAACACAATCATCTCTCAAACCAGTGACCCGGGTGCCGGAAGTAGTCTTGCGACTGGCACAGTGCTTTTGGTATATGCGTAAGGAGGATTGATTATGGCGATTTATACAGGAGTTGGCGGAAGCGCCAAATCAGTTTCAAAAATTTATACTGGAATAGATGGCGTAGCAAGACCTGTGCACAAGGGTTATATCGGCGTGGATGGCGTGGCTAAGAAGTTCTATGACGGCGGCAACCCCATCAGCTCCTTTGCATTGGGGACAGAATTTGGCATTAAAGACCCGAGCGGCAATACCTACTGGTATAAGCTGGTGCACAAGGGTGTTCCAGGCGGCGGGTTGTACGACAGCACGGCCAACGGCGCATGGCTCTGGAGGTCGAGCATTGCAGGCTCGACAGCGATCGATAGCAGTAACTACATCTACGGTTACGAAGGGTGGGCACTGGACAACTGGTGTGTCAACTACCCGGGCGGAAATATCACACCAAGTGTAGCAAACCGCCTGATGACTGTGCATCTGCCCTACGTAAAACAGGCGGATTACAACTCGGCCAATGTTTCCTCCGGCTCGAACGGCCTTTCGAGAAAGTGCTTTCTGCTTTCTGCGGTCGAGATGGGTGTTTACACCTGGCAGGGTGTAGATGGCCTGATGGCGCAGGAGGGTGCAAAGCTGGACTACTTCGACTACACAACTGCTGCCACCGACAAGCGAAAAGCAGACACTGAATACTGGACACGCTCCAAGCGAACTCACAACGGCAACTATATGTACACGTTTTATGCGGATGGAAGTTTTTCCAGTGTAGGCCGCTACAGAGAGGACTCATACGGTCTGCGCCCCTGCATCGTGCTGCCACTGAATACGCTAGTGACAACGGTTACTGGGTTCTTATGGTTCGAATATAACTATATTAACTGAGCGCCCGGAAAGGAGATTTCAAAATGGAAGAAACAATGATCCGCCCCGGGTACACAACGACGACCGAGACCGACGGCACCCCGGCAGATTACAGCGCAATCGAGGCTGCGGTGAATGCACACAACCAAAATGCACAGCCAGGGGAAGCTTACTGGGGCATCCGCCTATGCGGGGCGAAGTATGAGGTGTACGAATACGGGGAAGTGCCCCAGCCGCCGACCACTGAAGAACTTTTTGAACAGCTAAAGCTCTATAAAGAAACAAAAATTAAAGAAAGTAAGATGTGTCTTTCTGAATATCTTGCATCTCATCCAATTCAATGGACTGATGGCAAATATTACAGTGTCACCAGTGAGAAGCAGGCTTTGCTTACAAGCAACCTTGCTCTATATCAGATCTCTATAGCCGCCGGGCAGCCTTTTAAACTGACATGGAATTCTACCGGCGATGAATGTGTGGAGTGGACTTATAACGATCTGGCAGCTCTGGCACTGGCGATCGGTGTTTATGTGAAGCCATTTGTCTCTCATCAGCAGGAATTGGAGGTTGACATCAAAGCATGTATGACAAGTGAAGAGGTAGATGCTATCGCTATCGTATATGGTAGTGATGATAGTTCTACTGAGAATCCTGAAAGTCCTGATAAATCTGGGGCCACAGACGAAACGATTGATACAGAGGTGAAGGAGGGCATTGATGAGCAACAAACTTCGTGAACTAATCAAATGCGGCATCCTCTTTTTGATCGGAGGGTGTCTTTATTATTGCATTGAGATTCTGTGGCGCGGACACTCTCATTAGACGATGGCTGTTGTCGGTGGCATCTGCTTTCTTGTGATCGGTGGACTGAACAACTATATTCCCTGGGAAATGCCGCTCTGGAAACAGGCTGGTGTTGGCGCACTCTTTGTGACTGCTATGGAGCTTGTGGTTGGTGTCCCGCTGAATTTGATGCTTGGCTTACATATCTGGGACTACTCTTCCCTGCCGTTCAATTTGTTGGGCCAAATTTGCCTGCCGTTTACAGTGCTATGGTTCTTCCTTGCGTTGCTATGCATCTTTGTTGATGACTGGCTGCGTTACGTTCTATTCAATGAAGAGCGCCCGCATTATCACTGGCGTACTGTATGTGATGGCGGAAAACGCACATAAAGAGAAAGAGCCCCTGTGACGATGGCTACATCACAGAGACTCTAACTCATGCAACAACTCATAGAAATGAGGTTGTACTAGCCCGATGGAGGGTTTGTACTGCTATCACTATATCACGTTGATAGGAATTTGTCAATTGAAAGGAGGAATTATGGCGCAGGAAATCTTAAAGCCGCTGTTATTAGACGAGACAGGCAAAGAAATCGTAGCTGCACTGAATAGTGTTGCAGAGCGGTTAGCTACCTTGCAGGATGTTGTGACTCAGTTGACTGCAATTCAGGCAGAACTTCAAAAACAGAATCAAGATCAGACCACCTCGAAATGAGTTGGCCTCAAAAAGAAGGAGGTGGTAATTAAAATGGATGAGTTAACAAATTTTGTTTTGAATCATCTGGGCTCTGTAATGGCTGGCAGTGGTGGTGTCGCAGCTATTGTTATGGCAATGATTGAAATATCTCCAATTAAAATCAATCCGTGGTCGTGGATTGCAAAGACAGTTGGCAATGCTATGAATGCAGGCGTGATGGATGAGATCAAAGAAATAAAGATTGCTCAGGAAGAGACACGAAAAAAGCTTGATGACCACATTCACAAAAGTGATGAACAAAAAGCTGACAATTATAAGAGTCGTGTTCTCCGTTTTAACAATGAGCTTGTTCGTGGGCTTGGTCATACAGAAGAGGATTATAATGAGATACTTGATATTATCTGGAAGTATGAAAACTATTGTAAGGACCACGAAGAATATAAAAACAATAGAATGCCACACGCCATCAAAAACGTTGAACGAATGTATGACGAAATGATGAAAACGAATGGTTTTCTTAAACCTGAAGAATGATACATAAACCCGGTGCTATGTGCATCGGGCTTTTTATTTTCAATGGATTTTATTAGGAGGAAAATATTATGATGGATATTATCAATGAGCTGGTTTCTGTTATCGTCCGCCTGATTATTGCTAGTGCTGGCACTGCATTTATGGTTTATGGTATCCCCTATTTGAAAAAGATCGGTGTGTACAAGCTGGTGCAAATCGCTGTTCGTGCTGCAGAGAAGCTGGGTGCAACCGGCGCTATCGAAAAAGCCGACAAGAAGAAATACGTTATGGAGGCTCTTGAGCGTCTGGGTGTGAAGATCACTCCGACCATTGAGACCATGATTGAGGCCGCTGTCAAAGAGATGGACATCCAGAACGATAAAATTAAGGACGAGTTCAAAAAGAATTGAAGGTGTGATGAAATGGGTGTTATTACATACTCTATGAAGAAGGACTAGAACAAAAAGGTGTCGGCTCATTTTTCCGTCTATGAGTTCGCCTGCTCCGATAAGAGTGATACAGTTCTGGTCGATAGTCAGCTGATTGAGGTGCTGGAACAAATTCGCGCTCACTTTGGCGCTCCTGTCCACATCAACTCTGGGTATCGTACTCCTGCCTATAACATCTCCATCGGTGGAAGCCCTCGTAGCCAGCATTGCCTTGGTACTGCCGCTGATATCTGGATTAAGGGCGTTGACCCGATTCGGATTGCACTGTATGTATCTTCCCTGCCCTACTTTGCCAAGAGTGGTGGTATTGGATATTATAGTCGTGCTGTGCTTACAAGCGGATTTGTTCATGTTGATGTGCGCACCACACGCAGCCGCTGGATCAGTAAGTCCGGCACGAAATATATTAGCGTAGCCAATCTTATGCCGACTATCAGACAGGGTGCGAAAGACGCTATGAATGGCGCTTCTTATGCTGTGACTGTACTACAACGGCATCTTGGTGTTAAGGCTGACGGAATTTTGGGCGTGAATACCAAGGCAAAGCTGATTGAGTATCAGAAAGGACACGGGCTGGCTGCAGATGGCATCTGTGGGCCTGCTACATGGAGTTCGTTTTGATGGGAAACTTGTAAATGGACGCTATCGAGTGACGAATCTTGAGAGCAACATCGGCAAGTATCTAATTTCAGTAAATGTATCTGGCTATGTAGAGCCGAGTGATATTGAGCTGGTTGACAATGTGAATGGACATTGATATTATTATTCTAGGAGGGAAGTATATTATGTCCATTGTTATTCGAGGTTGTCATATTGGAGAAGGTAGACCAAAAGTCATAATTCCAATCGTGGAAGCATCTGAATCAAAGATTTTAGAACGCGCGCTTGAGTTTTCCGAGCTTTGTATTGACTGTGTAGAGTGGCGTGTTGATTGGTTTGAGCAATGCAATGATATGCATTCTGTGGTGTCTTGCTTGCAAAAGATTCGTGTAGCGCTGAAGGATAAACTCTTGCTGGTAACACTCCGTACCAAGACAGAGGGTGGAGAGGTATCTCTAACTCACAAAGAATATTTGGATTTCATCAACACGGTAATAGATACTGACTGTGCCGACCTTATTGACATTGAGTTCTTTACAGCCGGAAATGATATTCGTGAGTTGATAGACAATGCGCATTCTTCAGGGGCGGTTGTTGTATGTTCAAGTCACGATTTTCAAAAGACGCCTGATAAAAGTGATCTCATTTCTCGTATGGTTAAAATGCAACAGGTCGGAGCTGATTTACCGAAAGTAGCAGTTATGCCGCACGACAGCACAGATGTGTTGACTTTACTGGCCGCTACTGTTGAAATGAAAAACAAATATTTTGCTACTCCTATTATCGCAATCAGCATGGGCAAGCTTGGTATTATCAGCCGATTGTGTGGAGAGGTGTTTGGCTCCGCCATGACTTTTGCAAGCGTTGGAGATTCAAGTGCTCCTGGGCAGATTGGTCTGGATGTTGTCAACGCTGTATTGGACTCAATAGCAGAATAAAAACGAATGGGGTATCAATCCGTAATTGGACTGGTACCCCATTTTTTAGCATTTTATTTTATCTCCTCCTGCAGCCATTCCTTCCAACCATTGATTGTGCGAGGGCAATTATCTTGTTGTGCAACTATTTCATACAAAAGCGCTGCTAACTCATCGTCCGATAGATTACGAATCGCTTGAGCCTTATTAGCCGCTAGGTGTTTATGAAATATAAACGCGAGTGCAAGGTCAAGTATTTTTGGATTGTTCATTGTTCCACCTTATGAAATACAACTGGAGCATCCTCTATCTCCAAATCAGCGGCAATCACCATTGGCGACAACCACCTTAAAACCAACAGTCTATTCTCAGGCTCGTTCTTGGAACCTGTCCAGAAATGATGCCAGTGACCACGACGCATGTGAGGGCGCGGTGAGTTGTGAGTAGTGGGTTCAGAGTCGCTATCAGATACCTTCGTTTTCTGTTGACGGATGGCTGCGCCGATTCTTTCGCCAACATCCCATTTACGAATCTCAGAATATTTATCTTTGATT